TTATTTCTTGCGTTTGTTCATCTGTTTGGCTTCCCAGAACAGTCCGGTCAGCACGTCCTTGATGCGCTGCTTGTCCTCTTCATTCAGAGGGACGCCATCAAACATCAGCTCACCGTCATCCTCAAGCATTTTCTTAAAATCCCGTTTGTCCCTGGAGGTTGCCCAAGCGGGAGCCGATATTTCATCTTGATGTGCGGCATCCGTCGGCAGATAGCCTGCTTTATTCATTAGCTCTTCGTAGGGGATTTCAAGCGCATCGGCAATCTTGCGCAAGGTTTGCGGCTTGGGTATGCCCCGCAGCCCGTTCTCGATACGGGAGATCTGTGATCCGCTGATGTCAGCGGCGTGTGCCAGCTGATTGATGCTCCAGCCTTTATCCTCCCTGATCTCTTTCAAGTATGTTCCAAATATGTGATCCACGTTCCGGCCACTCCTCACCATAGTCCATCTGAGACATCTACCCCTAGTATAAACACATTCACAATCTTTGCCAACAGGTAAAATAAAAGAGAGTATTATTGCCAAAAGGCAAGAAAACGAGAGTTATGATCCCTATTTTCGTGAAAAGTTCACCCTTTTGATGGTTTACGTCTCTCTCCAAATAGTGGTATATTAATGAAAAAATACGAACAATATACGAACGTAAGAATGAGACCATCTTCTGCCAAATGGCAAATTAAACTTTGAAAATGACATTCAAAAGGGAGTGTTTTAAAATGAATCCATTTTTACCGGAATTAGATCGCAGAAAAACCCAGCATGCCGTTGAGGCGATATTCGAGAAATATCGTATCTATAAAACCATTACATTCGAAGTAAGAGAGGTAAGCGTCACCGCTTCCTACACGGAACGGTTCCATGGGCCAACCAACGTAACCTCGGATCAAACGGCGAAGGTCGCTATATATAATGTAGATGTTCCAGCGGCGAGGAAGCAGTATTGCGAGACCATCGAATCGATTGTGGAACGGCTTGGCGAGCGGGAACAGCTCCTGATCCGGGAACGGTATATGAAGCATGACGACGTATTTGATTACAAGGTGTACAACCATATCCTCGAACCGCCGGTCAGCAAGGATACGTATACAAAGATCCGCACCCGGGCGTTCTATAAACTGGCCTTGGCCTTGGCGGACAGGGGACTGCTGAAACTGAACGAGTTGGAAAAAGCCGTGAAAAGCACACGGAGCTGAGCTGATACATGTCCAGCTAGAACAGCATATGGAAGTTTAAAGCTGGTACATGCCCAGCTAGAAAAGCACATGGAAGTTTGAGCTGATACACGCTCAGCTAATGGATCCAGGCAAACGATAACCGGAGCACCTCTAAGAGGCGCTTCGGTTTTTTTGTTTCAAGATGTGTGCAGTTTACCATGATGTTAGAACTCAAAGGAGGTTGTGGATTATACAATAAACAAGAACAAGTGTTCTTACTTTTTTCCGCCGACAATCCACTTTAATTTCCGCTTTAACCGTCCAACGATACGTCAGCGTATCCGATTTAGGGGTGTAAGATTGTATTATCGGGAATGAAGCAAAAGAGCATATCGAACACGCATCGTGTAGATGTAGGCCGGCCTTGTAGAGGACCGGTTTTTTGCTTTCGGATGAGTTTCGATTGCTTCATTTTCGATCCCTATATGAACAGAAAGGAGGGGCCGTGTTGCACAATGTGATCGTAGTGACAAGCTGCCTGTCCGATGAACGAGCGGAAGCCGTCCGGCAATCTGCGGAATGAGAGGGGCGGTCAGGCAGGCCGTTGTAGGCATCATTCCGGAGCTTGAAGGCCGCGTGTATGATGTATACCCGCCGGATGGGGCCGTTGAGCCTCTTTTTGCGGCCATCACGCTCGGTGAGGACGTATGGAAATCCTCATGGGCGGGGTACCGGCAGGTGGTTCGCTTGAAGCTGTATGCGAATCCTTCCGAATTGCTGCAGCTGGATCGCTGGGCGAATCAATTAATTCCGGGACTTCACCGCAAGCGGGTTACCGGAGCAGACGGGAACAGCTTCAAGCTGCATTATTTGGGTGTGCCGGAAGCCGACAAGTTCGATCCATCCACAGGCAAAATGATCCGAATCATGCGATTCGGTGTCTATGTGCCGGAGCTTTCAGGAGCTGGTTTCACCGGACAGCCTGACGAATGGCTGAGTGCGCTGGCAGCCTGGACGGGAGATGTGCTGGGCAATTCCTGGAGCATCTACCACACGGCATGGCCGGCAGGGCGGGACGATTGCGCCATGTTATGGCGGATGACGGGTTGTGAGACCCGAATGGCGGGTGCTTCGATGGTTGAGGTCCGCAAAACCTTCACCGGGCACATCGCCGCTCTGGATTCCGGAAGCGAGCAGCTCACCGCTGTAAGGCTTGTGGAGGAGCTGGGCACCCAGGTTCAGCTGCTGCTGGATTCACAGAATCGCCGCTATGCATCGGTGGTTGAGATTGCGAGCGATATGCAAGCCGATCCCATTCTCGACGGACAGCTGAAGCTGACCCTGGCGCAGCGGAAGCTGCGTTCACCGGAAGAAGCAGCCTTGATCAGGCGCGTTAACATTCAACCTATTTTAAAGTGAGGTGGCCACAATGGCTGTGAAAAAAACAAACAAGGCGGAAGCCCAGAGCAGCAGCGCTCCGCGATATGCACTTGCAGAGCTTAAAGCACACGCCAAGGAATTGTTCGAGGTTCGGACGGAAGTGCTCGCAGGCGCCATGTATGGAATTGACGGAGCGTTGTTCACGGTAGCCGAGGTCAAAGAAAAAATCCAACAATTTATGAAAGCGAAGGTGGTCTAATCATGGCGGGTGGAACATGGGAAAGTACAAATAAACCGGTATTGCCGGGGTTGTATATGAATTTCAAGGCGGCGGCCGCTTCGGCGATCTTGGGCGGAGCCCGAGGTACGGTCGTTGTGCCGGTCAAGGCCAATTGGGGACCGGTGCGCGAATTCGTAGAAATCGGAAGCGAGTCTGCAATTGCCGACCTGTATTCTGTGGATAACCAGGACGGGGCAACGGCCTACGAGACGCTTTACCTGGCCTTGCTCGGCGGTCCGAAGAAGCTGCTGGCTTATCGCCTGGCAGATAACACAGCAGCCGCGGCAACTGTTACGCTTCAAAATGCGGAGGCCACGCCATCCGATGTGCTGAAGCTCACGGCTAAATACCCGGGCAGCCGGGGCAACGGCTTCTCGGTCAGCGTTCAGCCGTCGCTGATTGATCCGGCAGCCCGGGAACTTCGCCTCTATGAAGGCGCCAAGCTGCTGGGTTCTTACACAAGTGAAGACGGTTCAGCCGCTTCGATTGCGGCTCAGATCAATGCGGATGACGCGAATCTCTGGGTAACGGCTGCAGCGCTGGATGCTGCCGGTATTCCCGCCGATGTGAGCGGTGCCATGCTGTCCGGAGGCAAGAGCGGCAACGGCAGCCTGACCAACGCGGATTACATCGAGATGCAGGATGCGGTCGAAGGTCAGGAGTTCAACGTGCTGGCACTGGATTATGCGGCCGATATGGCTCTGCTGCAAAGCTTTGCCGCTTGGGTGAAGCGCCTCCGCCAAGAGGGACGCGGCGTGCTGGCGGTGTTCGGAGGGAGCGCTGCGGACGATACCTCCAAGGATGCAGCAAAACTGGCGGCAGATCGTTCGCTTGCATTGAACCACGAAGGGATTATCAATGTCGGTACGGGCGTGCGGCTGTCCGGCGTGAACTACAGTTCCGCCCAAACCGCTGCTTATGTTGCCGGGCTCATTGCCGGCCAACGCTTGAATCAATCTGCTACATACGCGGTAACGCCTTTTGAGGATGTGACCCGGCGCTGGACACGCTCCGAGCAGGAGCTGGCCGTACGCAGCGGTGTGTTCGTGCTCTTCTATGACGGACGCCAGGTAAAGGCGCTGCGCGGAATCAACACACTGGTGAGTCCGGCAGAAGGTCAAAACAATGCCTGGAAAAAAATCCGTTCGATCCGCGTCATGGATGCGATCCATGCGGATTTGCAGCTGGCTGCCGAACAAACCTACATCGGCAAGGTAAACAACACGGAGGAAGGCCGACTCGCATTGATTGGCGCCGTGAAGGAATATCTCGCTTCGTTGTCGCTCAGCAATGTCATTGAGCCTGATGGCTATGACGTCATTCTCGATCCGTCCTATTATGGCGATTCCGCCGTGAACACGCCGGAACCCGATCAGGTCTTCCTGCAGTGGAACGTGAAGTTGACCGACGTGATGGAGCAGCTGTTTGGAACATTCTACGTGCAATAAATGGGACGCCCGATCAGCGTATTTAAGATACCACGAACTGCCCGAAGAGGGCTTTGTTTGATTAAAACCTAACCATTCGAGGAGGAACTTAACATGTTGGATGCTTCAAGAGTCATTATGGGGACATATGGCCAGGCGTATATTGACGGGGTATGGCAGACGCATATTAACAAGCTGGAAGCCAGCGTGGAATTGGAGAAGCGCGAGCTGAAGCTGGTCGGCAACGACTGGACGGTGCACAAGAACGGCAGCAAAAAAGGAACGGGCACGATGACCGGCTACAAGGTCACCTCCGATATGATCTCCCGCGGCTTCACCAAATTCGATATCATCTCCAAGCTGGATGATCCCGAATCCTACGGTCATGAGCGCGTTCGCCTGATCCGCTGCATGCCGGACAAAATCCAGCTGGCCAACTGGACAGCGGGTGAGGAAGTGCAGGAAGAAACTTCCTTCACCTTCGAGGGGTATGAGCTGCTGGATCCGATTCAGGGGGATTAAGAGGGACAGACTTGATGTATGCAGGATGTAAAGTCGGGGGTTGTTCGTTTTAGGACGCCAATGGCTCCTCAGAGTGCAGCGTGTCCCCTTTACGGCTGTCTTCTATTTGTGTCTTTTGAGTAGCGGACTCTGGTTCCGTTATGTCTTGGGTATTGCCATAATTTTAGATTTAGCGGACATTAGATGCGCTATTGGGTCTATTATTGGCACTTTTATTGTGTTTTCGCGCAAATAGCGGATCGTGGGTCCGTTCAGTTTCTAAAAAAACCCATTTATTCGAAATAGCGTCTGCTGGGTCCGCTTTAAGAGTAGGGTCCTACCGATGGGAGCCGGTGGCTAGCCGCTGGATGATTTTGATGAACGCTATGTTGGTGTTATGACAGCTGAAGTTAAGCATAGAGGGAGTGGCTGCATGTACGGATTCGTTCTGCCCATTTCCTCATGCGTTTGAAGGTAGGGGATTGTTACGCTGTACACTACTGTACGCTTCAATCCTACATCGGAACAGACATTGGCTCGCGCAGCAGCCCCATTGAGGGCACCGATTTGATTTGATTACTTGATTCATAAAGGAGATAGACGCATGAGTTTAAACGAGAACATGAGCGAAGAGCAAATTTTGGATGGTCTTTTTGAGGCGGCGGAGAAGCTGCCGGAGGAAACCGTACGCATTAAGCGGCTGAATATGCAGATGGTACTGCAAGGCTTGACCTCTAGTAAAGTGGACAGCATCCGCGAGCGCTGCACAGTCCGCCGGACGATCAAAGGCGCGGTGGACGAGAAGGTGGATACGGAGACTTTTAATGCATTGCTGATCTCCGAGGCCACCAGCAGCTTGTCCGTAAAGGGTCTGACGCTTAGCGGCTGGGGTGATTCCCGGATTACTAGCCGCTTGAAGCTGTCGGGCGGAGAGCAGGCGGTCCGCCGCATGCTGCTGGCGGGTGAACTGGATGCCGTAGGCGATAAGGTGCTGGAGCTTTCCGGCTTCGGGGTCGAGATTGCTGACCTAAAAAACTGATCGGCTCCGGGGGAATGACAACGATGCTGTATCATCTGTGGGTCCGGCATCACCTTCGTCCCGGAGATTTTTGGCTGCTGCCGCGAGGCGAGCGGCTGCTGCTGCTTGCCTTCTCCCAGGAGGAGATGGAGGGCATGGCCGGTCAGAGCTTGAAGTGAACAGGAGGTGAAATGAAATGGCTGAAGCCATGAACTACCGCATGAATCTGGTCATCGATCCGAAAAACGTGATCAAGGCCAACCGTGAGCTGCGGGCGATGGAGCGTTATTTTGAGCGGATCCAGGGACGCGTCATGCGTATCGGGCGCACCCGCATGGCGCCTGAAATCGTGCTGAAGGACAGCGCCTCGAAAGGGCTGGACAACCTGCTTGCCAAGATGCAGCGGGTGAAGTCGCAGGTGATCCAGGCCTCGGCCAATGTGAAGCTGAACGTGCAGAAGCAGATCGATACCAATCTGAACTTAAGCGTGCAGAAGCAAATCCAGGCGAGTGTTATGGTGGATTTGCGGGCATCGGGGCTTGATTTTACTCCCATGATCGATGCCTTGAAGGCGAATACGGAGGCTGTGATTCAGCTTACGAGTTCGCTTGGGGCGATAAAGCCTGCAGGCGGGAGCGGGAAAAAATCTGGTTGGGATACGGCGATAGGTATATTGGGGAACGTAGCGTTGGTTGGTTCCACTATGCGTGGCACGGGCCAAATGAAAGATAAACACCAGAAGATGCGCGAGGCCTGGAGTAAAGATAAACCTGCTGATAACAAGCCCGCTGAGGTCAACAAAGAACGAAGGGTAGGCTCCAGAAATAGGGGGCGTCAGGCGAATCAAAACACGGCTGCTGTTCCCAAAACTGAACAAGCGGAGAAACCTTTAACGAAGTGGGGCAAGGCTTTTAACAGAGCTGAAAAAACAGGGGACTTTATAGAAAACGTTGGATCAACGGGAAAGGGGGCAGTGGAATTACTTAAGAAGGCCTCAGATTTTGCCAAGGATATGTTCGGCGGCGGTGGTGCCAGCGGCATCGTTTCCGGAGGTTTGGCAGGTGCTAGCAAGACGGGTGCAGGATCAGACGCCGTAAAACAGGCGGCCGATGGCAGCACAGCAAACGCAGTGAAAAATGCCGGCAAAAACGGCCTAGGCTCCGGTTTAATGAAGGGTCTTGGTAAACGGGCCCTTGGTCCGTTAGGATATATAGCCGATGCGGCCGCAATCGCTACCGCTAAACCAGGGAAAGAGCGCAATCAAGCCATGGGCTCTGCCGTTGGCGGCGGCATTGGAAGCACAATTGGCGGAATTGTCGGCTCCGTGATCCCGGTTGCAGGGACCTTGATTGGATCGACGCTCGGCGGCACCGTTGGAAGTTTTGTTGGCGAGAAGGTAGGCGGTGCCATAACGGGCATCAGCGAAAAGTTTAATGAGAGCAAGGAGAAGGTATCGGCATGGTTCTCCAAGACGTTTTCCTTTGGAAAAAAAGACGAGGAAGCAGTCAAGCCGAAGGAGGCTCCAAAGTCGCCGCCTCCTAATTCCAACGTGGCTGCTCTTCCTGCTCCCATCATTCCGAAACCAGCGCCGGCTGATTTCAACAAGCCGCTGCTGCCGAACCCAGCTCTGAATCCGATGTATGGTTCCTATGTGCCGCCTAGTCATGCTGCAAGCATGAGTACTTTTGGGCCGCCTGCAAGTGCTGCCCAGAACCAGGCTTTTGCCGGGAAGCCAACGTCCCCGCAGTCCGTTCAGATTAGTCCGGACCAGATGAGCACCATATCCGGCTTGCTGATGGACTTCAAAACGGAGACAACCGTCAACTACAATCTTCCTCCAGGTGCGGTGCAGGTTACGGTTCATGAGGAACACCCTGTCGATGTCGAAGGCTTGATCCTTCTGATTGGGCAGAGGCTGAGAGCCGAATTCAGCAAGGCGGCGCAGAACCGGAAGCCGACCCCGATGGCCTATTGAGGATAATCGATAATGACAGGCATGAAAGGGGCGGAACGCATCCATACAGAAAGGAGGGGGCCCAAGGTGGAGTTTCTTTTGAAGAATGGAAAGGGCATGACGTTCATATTCCCGGTTAATCCCGAAGAGGTGACCATTTCACGGCAAAAGGGCCTGGAAACGGCCACGATTCTTAACTATGGAGAGTTTGATTTTCCCCAGGGCAATCGGATCAAGGAGATTTCGTTTTCTTCATTTTTCCCGCAAGAGTATGATGCAGCATTCTGCAAGGGGGATAAGAAGGATCATATTAAACCCCAAACCGCGATGAATAAACTTAACGAGTTTCTGGCGTATAAAACGCCGCTGCAGTTCGTCATTACCGAGACGGCGGTGAATGTGCCGGTGTATGTTGCTTCCCATCAGTCCACGTTCCGTGGCGGCGAGGTCGGGGATGTGTATTTTGATATCACGCTTCGGACCTGGAGCGATATGAAGGTAGCCAAAACAGCGGGCAGCAGCGGGGCAGCGGGAGCGAATAAAAAGCCTCGGGCAGACATGAAGGAAAAGAACAAAACCTACATTGTGAAGTCAGGGGACTCACTCTCCAAAATCGCCAAGCTGGAGCTCGGGGACAGCTCAAAATGGAACCAGATCTACAAGCTGAACCAGAAGATGATCGGTAAAGATCCGAACGCCATCAAGCCTGGACAGAAGCTGGTGTTGTCATGAGTTACAAGGTGATTTTGCAGGATCAGTACGATTTATCTCCCTTAGTAGAAGCTATCCATCTGCGGGATTCGCTTGAACAAGTTGCCTATCAGGGGACCGTCAATCTGGTCGTAACGCCGGATATGCCGCCGATCTCGCCGGGAATGGCAATCCGTATCAGCGGAATTCCTTACGGCAAGAAGGATTATGTCCCCCTGCTGCACCCGGCTGTCGTGTGGGAAGTGGAAACTTCGAATAACGGGGTGAAGCGAATGACCCTCACACTGTACGACCGTACGGTCTATCTGGACAAATCAGAGGATGAGTACCTGTTCCCGGCGAAGCAGACGGCCACCCAGCGGTTCAAAAAGTATGCAGCCGACTGGAACCTGAAAATTGCGGTTTTGCCGGATACCGAGAAGCAGCTGGGACGTTCCGTTTACCGCACGCAGTCGATCTACGCAAGTATGTTCGCTGATCTGCGGGAAACGGCCAAAGCCGGCGGCAAGCTGTACCACCCGAGAATGATCTCTTCCGGGCTGGAGCTGTATGAGCTTGGAACGAATCGAGATGTGTATATCCTGGAGGCTTTAACCGATACCACGCAATCGCGGACGCTGGAGGGTGCGGCGACCAAGGTCAAGGTGCTGGCAACGGCCGCAAGTGAGACGGGACAAGAGGTTCCGTCCAAGGTGATGGCGATTGAGGAAAAAGATATCGCTAAATATGGCCAGCTCCAGGCCATTATTCAAGATGATGAAGTGAAGTCGCCTGCGGCTGCCCGCCAGCTGGCTCGAAATAAATTGAGAGGAATTCGGGAGACCATTTCCCTCAATGCACCCGACATCAATACGATTCGCGCCGGTGATGCGGTGATGCTCGGTTCGATGAGGCTGCTCGTCATTTCCGTCAGTCGAGAGCTGGGCAGCCCCGGTAACATGATGCTGGAGCTGGGGAGTTACGACGATGTAAAAAGGAGGTTTTACCTTGAATAAAGACCCCTATGGACAACTGGCGTCCTCCCTGTATGCCTCATTAAACAAGCAAACTCGTCAAGCCGTGGGCGGCGTGGGGGCCGTGCTTGGCACGATAACCTCGACAGGACTCAAGCTGGATGATTTTAAGCATGAGCTGCAGGACTATATGGTGGCGGAGCTGCCGGGCTTGTTGTCCTTACCCCGTTATACGGTTGCTGGCAGCGCCAATCTGGGGGGCCAGCAGCAGGATATGACGTTCGATGTGGAAGAGCATGAAATGGAAGACACCCTTTTTCAATTGGGAAAAGGCTTGAAGCCGGGGGATCGTGTGCTCGCCGTTCGGGTCAACAGCGGCAATGACGTGGTGGTCGTGTGTAAGGTGGTGAGCAGCGGTGGCTAATTTATTTCCGGAAAGTGATGACATGATCTGGAGTGATGCCACGGATCCGGAGGTGCTGGAGGGAGACGGGGCTGTTTTTGGACGGAGCTGGCGGTATGATTTTGAAGCTGGCGAGTTTATTATGACACCCACCCGGAAGATTCCGGTTGCGGACGAGAAGGAAGCCTGGGTCATCTGGTGTGAAAAAGCGATTCGTACGCCGCGTTACCGTCATCTGATCTATACGCGGGATTACGGCAGCGAGCTGGAGGAGCTGGTCGGCAAAGGCTACGACCGTGCCTTGCTGGAAAGTGAGATTCAGCGCATGGTGACCGAGACGCTGCTGGCAGATGCGCGGACGGAGAGCGTGGACCAGTTTCTTTTTGCCTGGGAAGGAGAAGCTTGCCGTTTCAGCTGCCGTATTACGAGTGTCCGGGATGAAACGGAAATTATAGAAAGCGTGGTGATCTGATGGCAGACTTGCCGTTGTATTTGTTGGATCAGACGGAAGAAAATATTATGAACCGCATGCTGAATCAAGTGCCTTCGGACATCGACAAGTCGGAGGGCTCTTTTATCTGGGATGCGCAGGCACCGGTGGCATTTATGCTGTCCGAGGCGGCCTTGTGGGCGCAGGAGCTGCTGCGGCGCGGCTTTGCAAGCACCGTGGCAAGTGATCGTCCGGAGATCCGGTCAGTCGAACTCGATCTGAGGACAGCAGAACATGGGATCACGAGACGAGAAGCGGTCGCTTCGTCCGGTAGTGTTGTGTTTACGGGAAAACCGAGGACAACGGTGCCTGCCGGAACTTATGTAGCCACACCGGCCGATGAAGGTTCCGGGGAGTCCTCGGTGGAATATGTGACGATATCCGGCGTTACGCTGGGTGACTTGGGTACCGGCACGGCGCCGATTCGAGCCGTTACACCGGGCAGCAGCGGGAATGTTCCGGCAGGCGTCATTCAGCTTATGATGACGTCGGTCAGCGGCGTAACATCGGTTACCAACCCGGAACCCACGCGGAGCGGGACGGATACCGAAAGCGACCAGTCGCTGCTGGAGCGTTTTTACGCCAAGGTTCGCAGTCAGGGGACCAGCGGCAACAAAGCGCAGTATATGCTGTGGGCCAATGAGATTGCGGGCGTTGGCGGTGTGGAAGTGGCGCCGCTGTGGCAAGGGCCCGGTACGGTCGGGCTGTATCTTCTGGATACGGACAAGCGTGCGGCAAGCCAGGATATCGTAGATGCTGTTCAACAGCACATTGACCCGTCCCAGGATGGGCAGGGGGAAGGCGTTGCCCCGGCTGGGCCGGTTATCACGGTGATGCCCGCGGCGGAAGTAGCGATAAATATTTCCGTCAAAGTGCAGCGCACGCAGGAGCAGCCCTCGACGATGGATGAAATCCGTAAGCTGATTGAGGACGGTGTTCGTTCATATTTACAGCAGATCGCTTTTAACAGGAAAGATCCGTTGGTTCGTTACACGAGAATTGCCGCTGTACTGCTGGATATTCCGATTATCGTGGACTACTCGGATTTGACGATTAACGGCCATACCGAGCAGCAAAATATTGAAATTGGCTCCGGTCAGGTAGCGGTGCTGGGGACGGTGAGCGTAAGTGAATAATGTCCGAATGAACAGCTTGCGCGGTCGCGAGCTGTTTTCTTATCTTCCGGCCTATTACGAGACCTCGCGCGTCATGTTATCCGATATGGATGCCAAGGGCAGCGAGTTGGACGCGCTTTATCAAGCGCTGAATTCAGCGGCGGACCAGTTTTTTGTCCGTACAGCCACCTGGGGGCTGGCACACTGGGAAATGGAGCTGGGCATTCCCACCGACCGGAACAAGCCAATCGAGCAGCGGCGGGCGGTGCTGGAGTCCAAGCTGCGCGGAGCAGGAACCTTCTCCGGTGCGCTTTTGAAAAATGTGGCGGAAGCTTATGACGGCGGAACCGTGGAGGTTTTTTTCCAGCCGGAGGCATGGGGCTTTACCGTCAAGTTCGTGGATACGCTCGGCATCCCGCCGAACCTGGAGGATCTGAAGTCCGCCATTGAGGAGATCAAGCCGGCGCATCTGGCGGTGGGGTATGCGTTCAACTATTTGCTCATACGCGATATTCATGACGTGATGACTTTGGGCGAGCTAGGGCAGACGCCGTTAAACAAATTTGCAGGAGGTGTTTGAGTTGTCCAGTAACACACCGAATTTAGGACTATTGAAAAAAGACCCGATGGTGGATGGCAATGAGACCTTTAACATCGAGACGATGCTGAATGAGAACTGGGATAAGGTTGATGAGGCTGTGGGGAATATTAAAGTTCCAGACGCTTCGTTGACGGAGAAGGGTATAGTGCAGCTCTCCAGTGCCACAAATGGTACGAGGGAGAATGTGGCGGCTACGGAGAAGGCGGTGAAGGCGGCATATGACGAAGCGCTCGCGGGAAAACAGTATACTGATCAGCGAGTAAATGGAATCAACAAGGCGCATGTTGGGTTAGGAAACGTTGAGAACTACGGGATAGCTTCTCAAGCAGAGGCTGAAGCAGGTACTGTCGAAAATAAATACATGACCCCCATGAGAACAGCACAGGCTATCGCCCGGAGGGCTATTGGACAACGTTCTGCTACTATTGTAATCGCTGCAAGCAATGCCACCGAAACATCAAAAAAGGGTGCAGATTATGTGTGTACCGGTGTGAACGATGAGGATGTAATAAACGATGCAATGTACTATGGTTTGCCTGTTGGCGGCGGCGAAGTGGTGCTCACAGAGGGTGCCTTCGTAGTAGGCAGCAGATCTATTGCTATCCCCAGCAATACAACTTTCAGGGGGGCGGGTTTTGGAACCATAATTAAGTTACGCGACAACGCCTCTAATAACGTAACTTTGTTAACTAATGAAGACACCTCTTCTGGAAACGGTGGAGATATTACCGTTTGTGATTTGGTCTTAGAAGGTAATACCGCAAATAATCCTACTAGGGGTGCGGGCGGACTTAGTTTTTCCAACGGTGAACATTTTATCATCCAACGGGTGCTGATTAGAAACATGAAGCACGAAATTCTCCGCGTTAGCGACAGCCGTTACAACCTCATTCTAGGTAATATTATTAGAAATAATTCTGCATCATCGTCGAATTCGGTAGACTTATCCTCAACCGGTTTTAGCACCGTATCCAATAATATAGTTGCGGATAACGGAACAACTGGGGTGTATGGTGGAAACCACCTAAACATTACTGACAACATATTTATAGGAGCTTATGACGCTGTAGACCTCCGAAGCACCGGCACAAGGGTAGCAGGCAACTTGATTTTTAGTAGTTTGCGAAATGGCATATCCATCGATTCCGCTGCAAGCTACAACACCGTTCAAAATAATACAGTTAGATTCTCGGCGCAGAATGGAATTCGTATACATTACCAGGCCCAAGGAAACTTTGTGACTAATAACGACCTATATAACAGCGGTTCAACAGCGTTTTTCGATCAAGGGACAGGTACCATTATAACTGCGGGCAACCGAACGTAGTTAAATACCTATATCTTAAGCCCAGCCCCGTACCTAGCGAGACAACTGAAGAACGTACGCTTTTTCTTCACGTGCTTTACACAAATCGTAAAAAAGAGACATCCCCCCCTATTTTTTATGGGGGGATGTCTCTTTTTTAGATCTCAAAGTCGATCCAATCACTGTATTTTTAGTCTATCAGTTTCAATATCCGCTTAAGATTTACAGCGAATATGGTCATTGCGCCTTGCATTTCCATGTCAAGCAGACCCGAGGATGTAGCAGTTCAGGAGTCCCCACCTCAGCCGACTCTATGGATTGAAGGCTTAACCCCGGAAGAAATCGAGGAACTAACAAAACCTCAACCACGGGAAGCCAATGAAGTGGATCGCCTAGGCAGCGAGATGGTGACACGTGAACTGGAGGTATTGGAGCTGCGTCAGCAGAATGAGGCGCAGGGCGCTCAAATCGTGGGGCTTGAATTGCGGCTGCTGTCACTTGAAAATAGCTGATTGAAAGGAGCGGGAGACGATGTTTGAGAACGATTTTGAACGATTGAAGTATTACTATGAAAAAAAGTGGGCGCAGAAGTCTCAATTGAGACAGTATGTTGCGTTTGGCGTAATCACCTCGGATGAATATGAAGTCATCACTGGCGAGGCATACTAGACGCTGCTTTGAATGAGCTTACATTAAAAAGCTTCAACGGAGAAGGCGGAATCAGGCTGGAGAAGCGGAGCGTTCGCCTTTGTCCCCGGATTTTAACCTCATTTATATTAGGCACGAAAAATCTGGGGGCAACAGCGATCGGAAGCATGATCCGCATACGAAGTGATGCACATACTAAAAAGGTGATCTCTATTATGATCAGCTATGAATAACTTCAATTCTAACTTCAATCCAGCCCTCGGCTCACCGAGGGCTTTTTCACACCCTCAAAACCATATAAAGGAGGAGCAATTATGTATGAGCACATCGGTCAGATTTTTAAGATGCTGGTGGCGGGGACGGGGGCCGTGACAGGGTACGTCTGGGGCGGGTGGTCGCTGCCGCTGCATCTGTTGTTATGGTTCGTGGTGATCGATTGGCTGACAGGATGGGGCGCGGCCTGGATGAACGGTGAGCTGCGCAGCCGCATTGGTTATACTGGTATTGCACGAAAAATGACCATTTTTCTCATCATCGCCCTGATGCATCTGGTGGACCGGGTGCTGGGAGAGATGAATTATTTTCAGAATACCGTGATTTTCTTCTATCTTGCGAATGAGCTGCTGTCTATTATTGAGAACGTTGGGCGAATGGGAGTACCGATCCCTCAGTCCCTGCGTAATGTGGTACAGGTGTTCCAGATCAAATCCGAAGAAGGGGACAAGCAAACCGAAGGAAAGGAGGAGAAAAAGAATGAAGCCTCTTGA